GGAAATGGCGCGTGTTGCTAACATTCCTGCCTATTTGGTTTCGGCTCCGCAAGAAGGTTCAGGCTTGACCTACACAAACGTGCAGGATTCAAACCGCCAGCTCTACCTGTACGGCGCAAAACCATTCATTGAGTGCATCCAGCAGACCCTTTCGGCCAGCAATGTTTTGCCGCGTAACCGCTATGTCGAATTTGACGTTGAGGGCTACATCATGGAAGAACTCATGCAAGACGTCATGGTTGAACCAGTCGTACAAGTACCAACAGATCAAGGAACCCCAGCATGATTCATTTCGTTAATGTCCCCATCACGCTCGACGCTGCAGCAGGCGAAGATGCACCCAAAACCATTACTGGCATTGCAGTCCCTTGGGCACCAATCTCAGCAACAGTTTCAGACGGCACCAAAGTTTCTTTTGCCCGGGGCGCTTTTGACCTCACTGCAAAGTCACCCAAGTTGCTTGAAAATCACGACATGAGCCAACTACGCGGTCTTGTCACTTCCCTTGCTGACATGCCCGAAGGACTTGGTTTCACGGCCACCTTCGCAAAAACGGGCGCGGCAGCTGACGCCATTGAACTCGTAAAAGCAGGCGCGTACGACTCAGTGAGCGTTGGCGCTGTCCCCACAAAGTTTAAGTACGACAAAAGCGGCGTAATGGTCGTTTCAAAAGCCGACCTAGTAGAGATCAGCCTTGTCGCACAACCAGCATTTAAGGATGCTGTCATAACAGAAATCGCAGCATCAGAAGCCGACCCTGAGGTCGAAGAAGATGCGAACGAACCCCAACCCGACTTAATTCCTGAGGAGGAAACAATGTCACAAGAAACCCCAGAAGTCGTTGAGGCCACTGCAACAGTGCCTACAGCACTTTTCCACACAGCACCCCGTTCACCAATCAAAACAAATGCCGACTACTTGCACCACAGTGTCCAAGCAGCAATTAACCCAAACAGCGAATCACGCCTTTGGATTGCAGCAGCAGACGCAGAACGTGCAAAATTCATTGCAGCAGCAGATGACTCATTCTCAACCAACCCGGCTTTCAGCCCTGTCCAGTACCAATCCAATGTGGTGCAGGTCAACATTGGTTCGCGTCCAGTCATTGATGCTTGCGGTGGTACTCGTGCCATCCCTGCCGCGGGCATGACGATTTCCATTCCAAAAATTACAACCAATAGTACGGTCGCCACTACCTCAGAAGGCGGAGCACCATCCGAAACAGGCATCGTTTCTTCGTATGTCAACGGAACAGTTGTAAAACTTGCTGGTCTCCAGCGCTGGTCAGTTGAACTCCAAGAGCGTTCAGACCCATCGTTCGCACAGATCATGCTTGACAACATGACACGTTCGTACCGCAAGGCCACAGAAGTAGCAACCATTGCTGCAATCACCGCTGGTGGTACACAGGCTGCAACAACCGCTGCAAGCGCAGCAGGTATCCAGTCGTTCGTTTCAACAGAATCAGCAGCTGCATATTTGGCAACTGGTGACGTCGTTTCGGCATACACCGCAGGCGTTAGCCAATGGTCACTCATGCAGAACTCAGTTGACGGCAGCAACCGCCCACTGTTCAACGCAGGACAGCCACAGAACTCCGCAGGATCAGCAGAAGCAACAACCTTGTTCGGAAATGTTCTCGGCGTTCCGTTGTACGTTTCTTCAAACATGGTGTCAACAACCATTGACGAATCAGCGTTCCTGATTGTTCCTTCAGCGATTGAACTGTTCGAATCTCCGCAACTTATGCTTTCAGTTAATGTTCCGCAGTCAGGCGAAATTGAAGCAATGATTTACGGCTACTTCTGCCCAATCGTTACGATTGCTGGCGGTCTCCGTCGCTTCAACCTCACCTGATCAGTAGCAACTAACTAAGACTGCAAGACCATGTCTGTTTACAACATCGCATTTCACACGCGACTAGACAACTATGCCATCTTGCAGACTTTTGTTGACACAGACATTCAGCCTCAGGACTCGGTAGTTATTGCAGGAGCAAGTCATGGTTTCAGTGCCACTGCCACTGTGCTTTCTACCGAGCCTTATGAGTTCATTGGTGTCGGCCCTGAGGGTGACCTTCTTTTTGACTATTCAGTCATTATGGAAAACCAATTCATCTATGCCAACACCGGCACTGACTACGCTCGAAGTGTTGCCACTGGCACAGTCACCTATACGCAAAGTTGCTCGTGGATAACCTCAGCCGACGTCACCAGTTGGCTCGGCATCGAGGTTGCTACGGCCAATGACACGGCCTTTATTGCTGTGTGCGTTTCAGCTGCTAACTCGTGGGCATTCCGCAAGCGTCGCGAAGCTGGTTACACAGACAGTCTTTCAACGGCTCCAGACGGTGCAGCCAAACTGGGAACAATCAATTTTGCAGCAATGCAATATCGCTCCCGTGGCTCAGTGGATTCCTACGCATCTTTTGACTCAATGGGCATGGGTGCCCCCACCATGTCCCTCGGTCAGATAATGGCTCTGCTTGGGTGCGGAAGGCCACAGGTCGCATAATGGCCTCAGGCATCTTGTATGAGGCTGTGGCAGGCGTTAAAGCCTCTCTCACAGCATTAGGGCTTGCACCCGTAACAGACCCTAGAAACGCTCGCCCACTGTCAGTCTTTATTGAACTGCCAACCGTGTCAGCGTTCAACTACAACGTCGGCGACATCACCCTTCGACTACGCGTACTGGCACCGCCCCCCGGCAACAGCGACGCCGGGGATTACCTCATGACCATCACAGACACAATTCTTAACTCACAAATTGCCATCACTGATATGTCACCCGGCATGGTTTCAGTAGGTGGTCAAGACCTACCCACATACGACCTCACAGTCCGCTTAGCGGTCAAACGAACATAGGAGCATCATGGCGTTAGTCATAATTTCAGATCTAGTCGGAACACCCGGCGAGGAATTTCACCCCGGTGAATTTACAAACGTTGAAGCACTCATTGAGGGTGGCTTCATCAAAGAATCAACTCAAACCAAAACCAAGTCGGAGGACTAATCATGGCAACAAACACATATCTAGCAAACCCAGTGGTCACCGTTAATAGCGTGGCCTTAACCGGGTTTTGTACTGCAGCGAGCGTTGTACGCGTTCAGGAGAGCATTGACACAACTAGCTTCGGCTCTACTTCAAGAGAGTTTTCTTCAGGTTTGGCCAATAACACCGTTTCAATGACGCTGTTTCTCACTTACGCGGCCAGCGAAACTTACGCAACTTTGAAAGCCCTTGTAGGCACAAAGACAACTGTTACGGTCAAGGCAACGTCTGCAGCTGCATCAGCAACCAACCCACTTCACACAATGACAGGTTGTTACCTTGAAACACTCCCAGTACTTGACACCTCACTAGGCGAAATCTCGTCCATTGACATCGAGTTCACTGGCGGTGTTTACACCGAAGTAACCGCTTAAACCTTTTAGGAACACATGAAAATCACGCTCAAAGTAACCCACATAGACGGCGACGCCTACCAAGTAACTACAAACCTTTTCACCATCGTTGCTCTTGAACGAAAGTTTAAAATCAAAGCCTCAGAACTAGCTACCGGTATCGGTATGGAACACCTGGCATTTTTGGCTTTTGAATCATGCAAACAAAGCAACATCACGGTGCCCATTGTGTTTGACGATTATGTCAAGTTGATTGACTCCATTGACGTTGTTTCGGATGAACCAACAAACCCCACCAGCGAGGCACCTACTCCAGATCACTAGCAGAACTGCTAGTTGAAACTGGGTGGTGGCCTCCACAAATACCTTTTGAAACGCAAGACATGAACACAGTCATAGACGTCATAAACAAATCGAGACGCAAATGACCGTTGACATTAAACCTATTGAAGCCGTCGGCCTAAAGGACGCGCTCAAGGAATTAAACAGTATTGACAAAAAACTTCGTAGGTCTATCACTACGGAATTCAAAGAAATTGTTAAACCTGTCCTTGTAGAAGCTGACCGTTTGCTACCTGAGGAAGCACCACTCTCAGGTATGGCTCGATCATGGAAAAGCGGCACCGGCAAAGAACTAATGAATTGGCAACCCAATTTGGTTTTACGAAACCTCAAAGCATTTACCAGCGGTAAAAAGGTGCGTGATGCTCCGGGTGGTTTCCGTCAGAACCTTGCCGTCTTTGGCATTAGGTGGACGGGGCCGCAGGCTACCCTGTTCGACATGGCTCGAAAAGGCAATTTGTCTGCATCACTTCAGCAAAGATACGGTTCACCTTCACGAGTTTTGTGGCGCGCCTATGAAACCAAAAGTCTTGAAATTGAATGGCAAGTACGCGAGTTGGTTA